GATCGCATTTCGACCTGACGAACAAAGTCGTCTAGACGATGTGTTTGCGACCGTGATGGATATGGTTCGTCGATTAAAAGGTAAATAGGGGTGAATGATGACTGATCAAAATAAAGATGCTGTGTCTGATGTGTTAAACGGATTACTTGTGGCCGCTAAAGAAAGACAAACTTCGGCTTACGAGGAATTGGCTGAATCTGAAATACTACAAAATTCCGGTAAGTGCGTCGAAAACTGCGACCCTGAAATGTTTAATTTTGGATTAAGCCCATTAATTGATGTCTTTAAGGGCTTAATAAGTTCTAAAGCGAAAAATGAAAAGGCAGAGGATTTATTTCTTCATTGCAACTTCTATGAGCGACATTTTAAAGCTCAGATTAAAAAGCACGAAGGGTGGCCTTGTAGTGCTGATAAATCAAGAACCATTACGAAGGCTTTGGCGAACTTCTTTGTTAAAGGCGAAGAGATCAAGTTTAACTACGATCAGGAATACACCTATCACCTTCCAACAAAGATTTTTACCACACATGCAGAAATTCTTGAGTTCTTCGATGCTCTAAGAAACCTCCGTTATGGCGGTTCTGAGAAATATCTTGAAGCACTTTTGAAGTTACAGGAATCAGCGGCAGTAGGAGTGGATCATGAAAAAATCGATGACCAAGGAAGAGATTAAAGATCTCGATCAAAAGATGGAAGCTGCGGGCATGATTCCGTATTCCAAAATGATTGAAATCAACAAGTGCACATCGGCATTGTTAAAACATGCAGGTGTTAACAGCTTGGAAACCTTCGAACAGTGGTTGCAAATGCGCTATGAAGAGTCAGCCGGAATGTTCGCAAGACTTACCGTTGATAAGAAAGAAGATGATGACCTATACGAGTGGGTTCTTGCTCACAATGCGGTTTTTAAAGAGGTGTTAATTCACTTCAAAGCGGCTATGGAGTCATAACCATGAAAACTCTGGTGAAAGTCTACATAGACTTTAAAGATGTCGATAATCCCGATTGGTTTGATGCTATGTGCAAAAACCTTTATGAGATTTATTCTTTGAAGTGGAAACTTGCTAACTCTTGGGCAGGTTGGTTCTGGCGTAAGAAGGAATATAAAAACACCATTGTTGAATTACAGATAAAGAACAAGGAGCTAATTAGAAGCGCATACTCAGTAAAGGAATTTCCCTCTGAGAAATACACATTCCACTTCGATATTTGGAGAATGAAAAACAATAAATACCTTGCAATGCTTCATATTTATAAAGAGGGCCAATCATGAAGAAACTATCAACAGGTCAAGACTCAACGCTTGGTAATTGGTTAATGCTAACGGAGTTGGCTTTTGGCAAAAACTCTCCTCAAGCTGATTTCTTGAAGGACAAAATTGACGAATCGCCTAACGGAAAAGATGAAGAAGTATTGGCTGATGAAGGTCAACTAATTCAAGTTTTAATAGATATGGGCCAAAAAGACAATGCGCTCCATTAAAAAGTTATTCTCAAATAAACGAGAGGATAGGGAGCGAGAGCTAACCCGAAACCTTGTTGCCAGATATTCACGGGGTAATTTAAGTCTTCGAAGAGGTCTCTATACCACAAGAGAAGACATCGAAAAAAGGAGAGAAGAAATTGCCAAATACAAATTTCCCAAATGATGGTTGGGAAGGGTTTTAATTTAACTAAACAGGAGAAAACCATGTCAGACGACTTAGATATTGATGAATTACTTGAAGACCTGGATGAGCTAGAGATGGCTGAAATAGGCACGAAAGCTTCGGAAGAGGTTGTTGAGAAGCCCAAAGCCAAACCATCGGGTCGCATCGATCCAGATCAGCTTCACAAAGACGTTGCCTTTAATGAGCTGGAACTCGACAACGCCATGATTGAGCAAGCCTCATTGCACTTAAAATATGGTGTGTTGCTTTCAAAGATTCAGCGAAGAATGGATGCCGCCAAAAAGCGTATGGAAGTTCTTTATGCCATGCTTGATCGTGAGGTTAGGGCAGCAGCAACAGAAGAAAAACGTAAGGTCACTGAGAAGATGATCGAAGGTGAAATTCTTCTGAATGAAGATTACCAGAATGCGCTGGATAGCTATCACGATGTTAAAGCCGAACATGCTTTAGCTAAGTCTGCCTTTGAGTCTTTCAATCATCGCCGTGACATGCTAACGCAGGTTGCAAAGCGCTTAAATGTTGAACGTGAAGGTGAGCTTTCAGTAAGCGAAAGCGGCTCTACACGAAGCTTGGCGAGAGCCGTGAACGATCGTAGGGAGAAGATTTCAGCTTAAGCTGTTGACTTCGGAAATAAACTAATTAAACTTTAAAAAGTAAGTCATAGCTTACTTACATTTGGTAGGCTTTGAGTATCTCGAAAGAGCAGTTAAAACAGAAAATTAAGGTGAATGAAATGTCAGCATTAGACAGACTTAAAAAGTTCAAGCAAACCCAAGAAAGTAAAAAAGCAACCTTCAAGAAGACAGCAAAAATTCCTGATGGTCGTTCAGTTCTTCGAATCCTTCCTGGCGGTGAAAAAGATCGTGGTCTTTTCTTCCAGCCTTTCGCAAATCACTTCATCAAAGACAACAAAGGGCAGTTAAAAGCGGTTTACGTTTGCTCCGAAGAGACTTTTGATAAGCCATGTGAAATCTGCGAAATGATCAATGACGGTAAGCGTGAAATTCGCTCTCGTCTTGGTAAGGACGCCGCAGAGCATGATCCTACTTTCAAAATGCTTGATGAAGCTCGCGCCAAAGGTCGTGTATTGGTTAACGCAATCAATGTCACAGCAGGCGAAACAGAGCCGCAAATTTACGAATTCCCTAAGTCTCTTTTTGAAAAAGACTTGATGGATGTTCTTGAAGAAATGGCACTGGAAGGTGATGACTTCGAAGAGAACATGGGCATCGATGTTGTAGTTAAGCGTTCTGGCTCTGGCCGTGACACTCGTTACACCTTGTCACTTGCCAAGAAGCAATCTGAAACCTCTCCTGCAATGCTTGAGAAGATGGAAGATCTATACGGTTACGCGCAACAAGAAAGTGAAGCCAAGAAAGCGAAAGCTATCACTGCTTTGGCCTCTTCCACTCATGGCAAGCTTCCTGCGCCAGCAGAGAAAGCAACTGAGTCTATTGCGTCTGACCTGGCTTCAGCGTCGGTAGATGATGCAATTGATGTTGAATACGAAGTGAAGGCTGCGGCTGGATCAGACGTATCTCCATCGCCAACTACTACGTCAGCATCCTCTGATGAAGACGACCTGAATGACCTGCTTGCAGAGCTTGGTTAACAAATAAGGGAGCGTTCGCTCCCTTTCTTTTCTTATCTATAAATTTTGAGGTTTATATGGATTACCTAGTAATTGACGGTAATGCGATTGGCTACACCTCTCAATACGCGAATCCTCTGCATGTTGGCGAAACAGAAGTCCAGGCGGTCTTTCATTCGGTAAAGACATTGCGTGAATTGCTTGAGCGATATGAAGGGTATAAGCCTATTGTTCTTTGGGATGGTCGAGCGCAATGGCGTTTTGATATGTGGCCGGAATACAAATCAAAACGAAGCACTAACCCAGTAAGTATTGCTCAGAAAGAGAAATACAAGAAGGTTGCTCCGCTGATTGAGAAAACATTCGAAGCGTTGGGTGTTACTCAAATGCGTTCGGCTTCAAACGAAGCTGATGACATTGCTGGCTGGTTAGCTCCACAGCTTGCCAGAGATGGGAAAGTTGTTCTGATCACCAAAGACGAAGACTGGATTCAGTTAGTTCAGAAACGTGTGAGCTGGTTTGACCCTTACAACAACAAACGTGCTTCTGTTGGCAATTTCAAAGATCAAACGGGCTACGACAACGCTGATCTTTTCCTTCAGGCGAAAGTCCTGATTGGTGATGGATCAGATTGTATTCCAGGTGTTGAAGGAATTGGTGAGAAGTGTGCACCTGCTTTCCTCGAGAAGTATGGCTCTGTGCCTGATTTCTTAAGTCGATTCGAATCAAAAGAGTTTGATGGAGAGACAGAAATCCCAAAAGGCTCAGATCTTTCTCGATACCGAAAGAAGATCGCTAAATTTGCCACAGAAGATGAAGGTCGTGAGGTTTATGAGCGCAACATGACCTTGATGGATCTGCGTGACAAAGAGCGCCCTTCTGATCTTGTTATTAATAAATCCGAATACAACGAAGCCAAGTTAAAGACGCTGTTTGAGCGCTTGGCTTTCGTTTCACTGCTTAAAAAGCTTGATGAATTTGTCGAGCCATTTCTTTCTCGTGAGGTAGAACTATGAAAAAACCAGATTTAGCAGCATTGGCTGGCGCAGTTGTTAGTGCAGTAGGCGACAACGATGAAATTCAAGGTGTTCAAACTTGGTTGGATACTGGATACAAACCACTTAACAAAGCGCTTTCAGGCGACTATGACGGTGGAATTCCAGTAGGTCGAATTATCGAAATCTATGGTGGAGAGTCCTGCGGAAAGACCGCTTTGGCTACATCTGCAATGAAGTCTGCTCAAGAGATGGGTGGCGTTGCCATGTTCAACGACCATGAACGTAGCTTTGACGTTTCACTTGCTACAGGGATGGGGCTTGATGATACTCCGGGGCCTTGGATCTTTAAGACGCCAGATACCTTCGAAGCTTCTGTAACCAACACAATCAAAGTGGCTAAAGCCATTCGTGAAGGTGAGTTGATCGATCCAGCCGCGCCTATTTGTGTTGTGTTCGACTCTCTGGCTTCAATGATTCCTCAGTCTAAGTTTGCCAAGGAAGTAACAGAGCAGGGGATGAATGACTCTTTGGCGTTATCGAAGGCTTGTTCTTCTATCTTCCCAACACTCGCTTTGATGGCTGAGAAGTATCAGATGGCGATTTTGATTCTTAACCAGGTGCGTGAAAAGCCCGGTGTTATGTATGGTGATCCAACCACAACTCCCGGAGGTAGAGCGCCAAAATTCTACGCCTCTATTCGTGTCAGTCTTTCTCGTTCAATGATTGTCGATAAGTCAGGCGGTGAGAAAACCACTTTGGGGCAAGAAGTTAAAGCCAACGTAATCAAGAACAAGTGTTCTGCACCGTTCAAATCAGCTCAGTGGCGCTTCATGTTCCGTGAAGATGGTTCGGGCTATTTCGATTATATCCATTCAACGCTTGAGCACCTGGTAAAGATTGGTGTGATTCCTTCCGCTGGTGCTCGTATCGAATGGGACGGCTCAAAGCTCTATAAGAAGCAAGTAGCAGCCAAGTTGATGTCTGATCCTGAAGGTCTAGCAAAGCTTGAGGCGATGCTTCCTAAAGGCGAAGAAGATCTGGAAACAGATGATGAATCAATTGAATTGGCCAAGCTAGCTGAAGCCTAAAATCACCTGCAAATAGTCAGCGGTTAACGCTAATTTCCAGATAGACTCTTCTTAAAAACAAAGGGGAGTCTATCAATGGTCGATGCCAATCTTCGTTATGTCGTTCTTGAAGAAGACAGTCTTTACAGACTTAGGAGAAAGTCAGGTAGCTTGTGTGATCACTGCGGTATTCGCAGCTCATGTAATGCTCATTCTAACAGTGTCAAAACTTGCTCAACTTACATGCCAGTAATCAAGTTCTTCGATATGAAAGGGACGGATAAAGCCTTTAACACAATGCGTTTGAGATCAGCTTGGTTTAAGCGCGTTATTAAGGGGCAAACAGTCGCTTTGGTCGACAAGAATAATCAAGTTGCCGGAACAGCTTTGGTAACTGGAAAGCATGTAGACACCAAAGAGAATGTCTTACATTCGTATTACAAAGAGAATCACATGAAGCCTGAATCTCCCGATGAAATGGAGAAGATTTTGAGGCGTTGCAATGGAAATTTATTCGTTAATTTGGCTGAAGAGATAACTGTTATCGAATTGGAGCCTAATTATGATCAAGATCGAAAGAGAACTGGATGAACACCTAATTGAGCATGTTCGAAAGAACAGACGACTTTATGGAGGGATCTTTG